TTTTTAAACCAGCCATATTACTAGCCGTCATATCCCCTAACGTCTGACTACTATTCAGAACTCTATTAAATGCCTCACCTGCTCCCATAGCTATACCTAAAGTACCAGCAAATTTAAGTACGCCAGCCCCGGCAGTTTTCGCCATGTTGCTAATACCGCCTTGAAAACTATTCACGCTAGACTTTGAGCGGTCTAATTTAGCGTCAAAGTTTTTGGTATCTAAAAGTAAACGAGTAATTATATCAGCCATTTTCCTAAAGAGTTTTTTCTATTTGTTTTGCCATCTCACGCAGGCGTTTCATATCTTCATCTGAAACGCTTGTATCTTTAATTTCTATATCTTCGCTGTCCCACGGGAAACGGATTATATCAGTCTGTTTCAGTTTCTTCGTGCTATTTGCCTGCGCTATTATATAACCAAGTATGCGCGTTTGCTCCCACGTCTCACGATTACGGCGATAGAAGCCAGCAAGAAATGTTTCTATCTCTCCGAATGTCATTTTATACAAAAAGTATTCGGGAGATATACCGCCCTCACCTACTACACGCTCGTATAACTCATGTACGCTTACCGGATTTTCTTTTTTTTTGAGCCTTTTTTATTGTTAGCTTCGGCGGTTTGCTGCTGTAAGGTCAGTTCGTCAACGACGAACGATTTATAAACATTAAATAAACTTGGGTCTGTATCGCAAAGGTCTATAAACTCCGAAAACGGCATAAAGAAAGTTTCATTATTGGCAATTAATGTACTGTAAAACAATACATACTCATCTATCAATTTACCGAAGACAAACGGTTTGCCTGTAATCTCCTCATAAACAAAGAAGTTCTTTAGGATATTCTTTAAAATGTATTCTACGTTTTTAATAATAATCTTTTTCATACATGATAAATTAGAAAGGGCGGCTTTCACCGCCCCAATTAGCAATAATAAGGTTACTTAGATTTATTCTCACCTGCCCCACTAGACGCAGGCGCAGGTTCAGCCGCGGGCGCAAGTGCACCAGTACCATCAAGCGATACGGAAAAAGTTGCCTTATCTCCGTCAGGTGCATTCAGTTCCAAAGATGTGATAACAGCCTTACCTTTGTATGGCTTTGCGGGTAAAGTCCAACCAGCGGCAGGCATTTCATTTCCTTTGTTCTTCGGTATACCGAAAGCTATTTCAACAGGTTCAGCCGCAACAAACAAGGCAAACAATTTATCATAACCGTTAATGTCCTCATCTGCACTGAAACAGTTATCGCTAGAACAGTTCCAAGCAAGTTTCTTTATACTCTTTTCGTTCCACATTCCACTATCTTTGCTTTGTGTGTCAATCGTTTCAGCCGATAGTCCTAATTTACACGATGTTGCAAGCGCGATTGCTTTCCCGCCAATGAACAACATCAAATCTTTTCCTAATACTTGTTTTGCTGACATATAATTTAATTTTAAATGTTTGGTTCAGTCTCAAATGAGAATGTAAGTCGCTGAATAAATGTATCTTCCGCAAATGATTCATCGGTAGAAATCAATACTGCATCAACAACAGAGAACATTTTATATTCGCCTGTTTTTCGCTCAATCAAAGAGCGTACTTCCTCCGCTATAGCAACAGACCGCAGATATTTATTATCTGCTACAACTATCTCAACCTCCACATTGTCACCTGTAGCATACCTATCTTTCGTTACATTAGGAACGAGAGAGTTTCTTTTATACAGAATGAACGGAAAAGTAGTTTCCTGCACCGTTGACAACGGGAATATTTTATCTTCTACAAGCTCTTTGAGGCTTGCAGACGACGCTAATTTTTCGTATATATGTGCACCGATAGATAAGCTCATTTTACTTATTCTTATTTATTACCTTATTTATTGAATCTAATATATTTTGTTGCAAAGCGTCTTCTGCCTCTTTCTTCTTCGCGTTAACCGCGTCGCTAAAAAAGTTGTAAGCTTTCATAGTACCCCTATTCGCCCCTTTCTTGGTAGCGCGTTCTACCGTACCCAATTCAATGAAACGGAGAACGTAAGCGCGTGCACCTTTTTTCCTTTTATTCAGCAAATCAATGCGTGCGCCGCCTGCATCCCTATAGACCGCTAAATTGATATCATTCTTCAACGGCTTATAAGTCGTACCTTTCTTAGTAACCGACTTATTCGCATTCGGTATTAAGGAAACTAATCTGTTTTGAGCTTCCTTTCTAATTATTAATGCAGACTTACGAATAGCCGACTTTATAGCTTTTTTAGCATCCTTATCATTTAGCTGTGTCAACAGTCTATTTACTTGCTCCACGTCAACGCTGACCCTGTGCCCGGATATGATTTCATTACTCATTTATTAACTCTGCTTGTATGATTGTACACTGTTGTAGTCTATCGCGATTGATGGAGATGATTTTATATTTTCTTCCTTCATAAATAAAAATCATTTTCTCATGCACATCTCTACAATACCTTATTTTACAGGTTATCGCCAGCGGGTTAAATACTTCACCGTTTACCAGTGTCCGGTTGCCGGATGCAAACCTCACATCAGCGCGCTTTGAAAATACATCTACCCAATTGTCCGAAAAACCGCCCAATTCGTCACGTTGCGTTTTACTCTCTTGAAAGCGAATTATTTCTCTTAGTAGCCCTGCCTGCATTATGTATATTTTTTAAGAGGTTGTAGCAACAGCGCAATATGTCCGGGAATAACATTAGCAGCAGCAAATGTTATATCTTCACGGTTCGCATAGTAGTTTGCAATAAGTATTCTTATAGCGTGCCAGATACGGCGATCTATTTTCCCGTCTGTAACCAGTTCCGTTAACGGTCTGTTTAAGTAGGCTTCTATAGCAAGTTGAACTGGTTCAATCAGACCGCTTATATATGCGTCGTCATGGTTAAAATCAACGTTCAAATGCTGCCTCAAATCTTCTAATGTTACGTATTCATCCATTGTGTTAAAATAAGCAGAGGCAGGACATTACGCCCTGCCCCTTTGGTTAACAATCAAACAAAAATATTACGCAGCCTTTTTCAGAACGGCAAAGGCTTCTTTGCGGGCTACAACGATATCGCATTCAGTGTTCAATACAAAGTTTACTTTGTTCTTCTTCGCCTCTGTATATGGGTCAACAACAATGTCAATATCTCCAAATTGTCCGATAGCAGAATAAGAGAACACGCCAAAACCAAGCGCATCAGCATCCATATAGTTAGTAACTACTACCGGATAACCGTTCATAATATTATTTTCTATAATCATGCGCGGTGAACCCGATTCAATCGGAGTCGATTTCAAAGCACCGTAAACATTCGGGCTACAGATATATGCCGCCGTTCCGTCCGTAGTATCAACACCTGCATCAAGAACTTTAGTTTCCAATGCCACAACGTCTTTAAACTTAATACCGTTTGCCGCTGTATAAGTTGCATCCGGTGCAGCTTTCACAAATACACCGTCACTTGCATTCGCTAACTTTGCGCCGCTGAACATCCATTTGTTCAACACACGGGCAACGCCTAAAGACATCTGTTTCAGAACAAGATTCTGTAACGCCAAATTTGACTGAGTAATAGCGCGGCGAGATACAGGCACAGAGATAGAAATACGTTTAGGCGTAGCCGTAATTTTGCCAATATCCAATTTAGTATCAGTAACGGCGACATTTTCACCCATAATACTAGCCTCAATTGCCGCAAGCGTCGGGAATGTCAATTCACCAACACAGCCGCTTTGCATCTTGATACCAAGTTTATCAATAACCAAGCCTTTCTCGAGAGGTTCAATAATTTCGCCTATTACTACAGGTGTCAAATTTGCCACTGCTGACGCGTCCGTAATCACTTCGGCGCGTTGCTCTACTTTAATGCCGTTCTCGTTTACCGCATCGCCGTATTCGTCCAGAGAACGACGGTTCACAATGGCATCAACTACATTTGCAAACAATGCCGGGCGATTAACAGATACAAAAGCCGGATTACTTCTATCTAAGTTGCGCCGTTCCAGCTTCATCTCAAGCAATTCCTTTTCCGTCTTCAACGCCGCAAATGTTTCCTTCTCTTTTTCATCCAGCGAACGTTTCTCTACTTCCGCTTTATCCAACATTGAACGCATCCGTTCTTTCAGTTCTGCAACTCTTTCAAAATCTTTTCTCATAATCAAATAAATTTTCGTAAATTATTAATTTCTTGTATGTAGCTTTTATCTTCTGTTTCGTCTATAAAGTCGTCAATACTGCGAACAGTAACATCAGTGCCAGTATAGGCAGGGTCAGACACGGGCGAAACATCCGTTATCAAGTCTATTTTGTGAACCTTGCGAATAACAATACCGTCTCTCTTTGAATAAGTAACATTTTTCTCGTTCGCATAAAATTCAAAAGAAGAACCGTTAATATCTCCGCGAGTAATCATTTCTACAGCATAATCACCGTCGTCAGTGTTCGGTGCTTCAAATTTATATTTCAGTCCGTAGCTATCAATTTCTAAAGATAAAGAACCGATTCCGCAGGTGCATCTCGCTAACATTCGTTGCCTGTTATGCTCTAAAAGAGCCTTTATATCACATGAGCGTAAAAGTTCTTCAGTGATTGCCCCGTCTTCGATAATTTCAATAAAGAAGCGTTTTTTTGCTTTATCAAAAAGTACCTTGCTTTCATGATTGAATACTACAGCGTAGCCCTCAACCGTTCGTCCTGTAACCTGCGGTGCACCTAATTCGCTAAAACTTCGTATTTCCATTTAATTGCGTTTTACATTACCCTTTTTTACTATAACTTTGGTATCTCCATTTTTTCATCTTCAATAATGGATGCGGTTTCCCCTTTTATTTTGGCTGAATTGATTGGGGCAACATTGCACGAAATAAACGCTACATCTCCGCCGGGTAATGGTGCATCACCTTGCATCATACGTATTTCGTTAGGTGTCTTTAGCCCCGATTCTATCTGCCCCTTATAATATGCCATCTGTGTAGTTAAATCTGTCTGATAGAGTGCCGCACGGTCAAACCTTATCCGGTATACATGCGCCACGGGGTTAGCTATGAGTTTCGCGCGGAACTCCGTTTCTATCTGCCTCAAAATAGGCTGTAATGTATCGGTTAAGAAAGATACATTGCTCATTTCAGAAGCTTTATAATTAGTAGGCTGTCCTGCAAATACTTTGTCCGGGTGCACGCCGTAGAAGCGGCAAATATCTAACACACACAGTTCCTTTGTCCCTAGTAATTGCGCATCAATAGGATTAATAGAAAGTTGTTGAAAAGACATATCACCCGATATATAGGCTATATCCCTACCACCGTTAAACTGTTCTTCAATTCTTTCTCCAACATCCTTTCCCTGCTTATCGGTTAGGGTATTAGTCCCAATAGCACCGCTTAAACTCTTTCCAGAAACCAGCCCCTTTATTTTACTACCATTCTGAAACGTTCGCAGATTCTGATTATCAGCACTTGCAGCAATTGAAAAAATACGACTAGCGTATGTAATAGTACTAACACCTGTATAGCCGCCATCTAAAGAATTATTTCTTAAATGAATAACTTCATAGGGTTCATATCTGCCATAAAGATGGTTGTAAGGGTCTGAGATGGTATAATAATCATGCAGAATATCATAAAAGACTGTATTCTTTGAGCACAAAACCAATTCACTAACCGCGCCAAATTTGCGCTTAATCACAATGTAAGCGTTTCCCTCATTGATTATATGACAAACCATATTTCTAATGAACTCAAAAATGTTCATTCGTGAATTTGGTTGTACGTCAAGAAGCCGATAAAGTTCGTGCTGTTCGTCTAATGAGAAATACCCGTTAGACTTCCGCTCAATCAATAGCGGCATAGATGCAATCGTACCAGATAGAATAGCAGTGCAGCGATATGCAGCAGAAAGCTTCATTGCTTGGTCAGTACTATACACATTGATAGGCTGATTAGGAATTTTCGGCAAAGAAGGGCTAACCACTGCATCTTTTCCGGGTTCATCCGCTCGCCTTTGCGCGCTTCCTATCTTGTTTGAAAAATACTCTTTAAGTCCCATATACTAAGATGTTAAGTTATTGAATAAATGAAAAGTCATTAAATTGGTTATCGTAGAATCAATCTTTGCATTATGCGTTTTTTTAATAGGTTTTCTATTGCAATTTCTATCCTCATCCAAAACCGCATTAGCAAAGCAATAAGGAGTTATCGGATTCGGGTCGAAACTAATTTTATTACTATAAATGGCAATTTCAAACGATTCTACCGGGCTTGTAAATGTGCCGTATGTCTGCTTAACCGGGTTAATTATATCAGCCTCACCACCTACGGAAGACGACAAAAGGTTCACAAATTCGGCAGACTTATACGGGTCGTACCCAATACCCATAATACACAAATAGTTAGCCATTTTCAAAATATCATCAACTATCTGTTGATAGTCAATAATATCACCTTTGCACAATTTCAAGTAGCCAGCTTTAACCCAACCTTTGTATAGCTCACAGTTCGGATGCTTTTCCAATGCACCATCCGGGAAATAATAGTCTGTATAAGAATGAAACGATCTACTATCAACTGAATAAAGGTTATATGTAACCGTTGAAAAGTCGTCTCTCACAGATAAATCAACGCCTACCATTGTTGGCGGTTTACTCGTTATGTTTTCTATCTGAACCTTTTTAAACCGCTCTTCTATTTGTTTCGCCTCTATCCAAGTAGTTGCACTATTAGAAGCGAAAATATTAAGTAATTTCGTGCGAAACTCCAACGCATCATCCGCACTATACAAAGCCTTTTGATATTCACTTTTATAAAAATCCTCATAAACCGTAACGCCTAAATGCGGTTGTACTTTTCGCCATGTCTCCGGGTCGCCCTCTTCGTCGTCTACATCCGGTTCAAATATATGTGCAAATATTGCGTCGTTATCCAGTTCTCCGCGTAAGATGGCTTTATAGCCTTTTAACATCTCGACAAAAGGACTTGTATGTTTATCGGATGCCGTTGTTATAACGACGGTTAAAGGGTTGAGACGCGCGCCCATTGAGGACGTTAGAACGTTCTTCAATGCCGCGCTGTCTGCCTGTGAGTATTCATCCAATATAACCGTACTTGCGTTCAAACCGTCTAACTTGTCGGGATTAGATGCCAAGCACCGGGCGAATGATGTTTTTCCCTTTATTCTGTTATAGATAATTTCTCTATTTATCGTAAATCGGCGTAACTTCGGGTCTAATGCCTTAAGTATGTTTCGTATCTCATCAAAACAAACCTTTGCTTGATTATATGAGTTTGCAGCTACATACGTTTGCGCATTTGCATCACCGAAAAGCAAATCATATATCGCCAAAGAAGCGACAGACGTTGTTTTGCTGAATTTACGCGGCACAAACAAAAGCACATCACGAATAACCCGCCGATTAGTGCCGGGATGATAAAACCCTAAAATATTGGCGAACTGAAATACCTGTACAGGGGTTAACTTATATTTGGTTTTCCCCTTTGTGCCGCTAAATTTTAAATTCTCATAGAAAACTATGTATTTCTTTACCTCCGACGTTCTAAAATTATATTTGTCTAAGAAGCGAAAGAAACGTGATACAGCTAAAAGCTCATACAGGTTATGTTTGTCCGGGTTATCTATACATGCACAAACATAGCTGTTCAATCGTTCGTCAGTTAATACCAGGCGATAAGAGTAAACGTTTATCGCTTGTAATGACGCAACCGTAACTCGCTTTAATTCAATCAATAAATTACTGTTCCCCGGCTCCATTCACTTCATTTATAAAATCGTTAACCTCATCATCTTCGGAAACAGAAAGAGTCTGTAACGTCAAACCAAGTTCACGTAATTGTTTACGCGTCACTTCCAGCGAATCAAATAAAACTTTGAATGCCGGATGTGCTACAAGCTTCGTGTTTTCCTCGCGCGTTTTCTCTTTTACAAAAGACTTCATTCTCTTTTTGGATATATCAGAAAGAGCAATTCGGAACGCCATATAAGAACCCGCACAAAGTTCTATACACAAATCCAAATCGGGAATGTACGTACCTTGCGAAGTCATTGCATCGCGGATTTTATTTTTGATGTCGTCTAAATCACTCATTTTGCACACGCTTTTGCACATAAGTTTTTTATGTTAGTGTTTGGTAGCGCGTGACTTAACCAGAAAAAGCAATCCCCCCCAACGAACCCCACCGTTTGAAAAAAACTTCGCGCGTGTAAAAACTAGGGGGAGTGGGTTTAAAGCCCTTCACCCTTCGCAAAAAAAAACCGCCCCCATTCAAATAAAATCAAGTATAAAACAACAAGACATAAAAAAATAGTTATATTTGTCACAATTAAAACAAAGAGAGTACCATGAAAAATAACATTATAGACGAATATAAAAAAGAAAAGCCTATTTATCAAAGAGTTGCAGAAAAGCTACAGATACTTATCAATGAGTTACTACGCGAGAATAGTATACATATTCATCAAATAAGTTGTAGAATTAAAGAAGAAGATAAATAAGATAAGCCTTAAAGAAGATAAATACAAAAGACTAACTGATATCACAGATATAGTAGGTATCAGAATTATTACTTATTTAGATAGCGATGTAGACTTAGTTGCTGATATGATAAAAAAAGAATTTAATGTCGACACTGCAAATAGTATAGATAAGAGGAAGCTAGATAATGATGTATTTGGCTATCGTTCTTTGCATTTTGTTGCTTCTTTCAGTGATGAAAGGTGTAAACTAACCGAATTTAAAGTAATTAAGGATAAAAAATTCGAAATACAAATACGTTCAATACTACAACACGCTTGGGCAGAAATAGAACATGATTTAGGATATAAAAGTTCTATCTCAGTTCCAGATGATTTTATTAGAGGCTTTAATAGATTGTCTGCATTGTTAGAGACTGCAGATATCGAATTTGATAGATTAAAGAAGAGCCTTTATTCATACGAACACACATTACCTAAATTAATCAAAGAAAGACCTAATGACATCGAAATTAATCAAGCCTCAATAACATCCTATGCTAAAAACAATCCTCTAAACAAAGAGGCTATTCAAAAAATAGTAAGTATTAGACAATGCAGAATAAACTACAAAGCATATACTAACGAGCTACTTTTTAACTCGTTATCTTATTTAAATATTAAGACTATTGGAGATTTAGAAAGAACAGCAATATCGGTGAAAGAGAAATATATACAATTTATAGAAGAAGTTCACATAAATGATGCAGATATTATTTCTGGCACAAACATAACTACGCCAATATTTTATTTATGCTACTACATAGCTTTATCTAGAGATTGCTTAAAAGAATTAGCAGATGTTAGTAATAAAACTTTTTCAAGAAAAGAGATTCGGTTATACAACAAAGCATTTAACAAGATAAATGAAATAACACCCTCTAAATAAGATTATATACATAGAGGGTGTACAATTCCCCTAATAAATACCAACTATTTCACACAAGCCATTTTTTCACAAATACCTATCAATAAAGCGTTTAGCACCTCGTTTATTATTAGCCTGTATCGCTTCTTTCGAGTGGCTAAACGCACTCTTATGTATTTCAGAGTGGCACATGTGGCACAAACTTTGCAAGTTCATCCAGTTAAACATTAATCGCTCCATCATTGCCACACCTGCAACGCTTTCGACTGGTGTAATGTGGTGTACTTCAGTTGCAAGTGTACTAACATCACGCTTGGCGCATTCTTCGCAAACCGAATTAGCTTTTAGTTTCTGCACGCGGAGTTTTTTCCAGCGTGCAGAGTTAATAAGTTTTATGTATATCGGATTCCGGCTCATAGTTCTTGTTTGTCAAGTCCATTAATGAAGTATTTCACACGTGCACAATTACCATCGCAACGCGTCGTTTTCGTTTCTCTCTTATGCAGCAGGTTCGCACAACCGCGGCTAACCTTTGATGGGCACATTTGTTTGCAGACTTCTACTGCGTGATGTCTTGTTTCATCACGTTGTACACTTATTGCCTCCATTGCTATATTAACAGATACGGTATTATTTTTGTGTATATTATCTGCTATCAAATATATTGCTGTTTTCATTTAATCTTTTCTTTTAATTCAGTATATTCAAAATTTATTCTCTCACATTGATACATGCCGACTAATTCTGCACGTGTCTTTTCTAAATCTTCTGTCTGTAATTCGACATTGTAGGCAGACCGTGTATCTGATGATACACATACAATTCTGTTTATTAGATACATGATTATTTCTTTTTCGGTTTATACTTCCATCCGTTCAACTCGTAGCACTGTTTGCGTATGGTTTCTTCGTCCCAATTCTGATTAATTTTAGTCGCTGTCCCGTTGCCATTGTCTTTATATAGCTTATAGCTACCCATGTGACGGGAATAATAATACTTTGGATTCTTCATTTCTTTATAGTTATGATTCAGATAAATATTCTATCAAACTCTCTTTGTTCCTAAAGAGCATTTTATCCCATTGTGGATAATTATTTCTCGGTACACTTAAACCGTCAGACAGCTTGTATACCATCAAAAAACTACGATCTGTATAGGATATTTCAATAGTAATTTTGCTTATAGTGGAATGACAGATATTGTCTCCACTTAGATAGCATACACTATCACCTACATTAAACTCTGTATCTATATTCATATATTTATTGTATTGAAGGTTACAACCCCTGTAAATACTCTCTCAACATAGCTTCGGTCTTTTTACCAAGGGAATATTCTTTGAGCACAAAAGCGATTTCATCTTTTGTCACTCCGGCAGAAGTTAACTGAGCTTTGGCTGTTTCTGCCCAATTGTAATATCTGTCATTCAATTCTTCCGTATAACTGCAAAAGCAGTTCCACCAACCTGCATTAAATTCATTCATATTTTTCTTGTTATTCGTTAATACTTTCACTGTCTTGTAATTCCTCATTTTTGCTAACCTTCTTCACCGGAATACGCAATTCTTTTTCAGTGAATTTATTCAGCATATAGCTGTTTGCTTCGTCCCAGCATCCAAAGTCTAAATTAGGGTCAATGTAAAGTGCATACAGCGTTTCATTTAGTTTATCCATGCTGCCGAAGCAACTAGAATTTATATTACTACCTATAGCTTTAAATTGATTGCTAAGGCGTTTATAATTCTCTGAAACGAACCTATCAATATAGGCTCTGTTTTTACTGTTCACAGCGGCACATTGTACCGGAACATCATGCAAATAGTTTGCATTAGATAGTTTCTTCAATTTTCCCATAATCTTAACTGTCCGTGTATTTCATCTAACTTGTATTGCGGTAGTTTCCGCTTTGGTTTCACAAATTCAAAATGCTTCTCCGCTTCCGAATAATCCGCGAACATGTCTTTTATTTCGTCCGGTACGGGTTCTTCCGTTTCGTCATGTTCTGGGTCTGCAACGCGAAGGAAACAGGCAACGAGATATTGTATAATCTCATAGTTGGAACTGAACCCGTATTTATCGCGTATCTCCGAAAGCCGTTTAAAATTGTCTATGTCGATGCGGGCTACTATTTTGCCGAACATCTTAGTTTTATGTCTTCTCATTGGTTTATTTCCTTAAACTGTCACCCTTGAACACAACAGGCGTAGTAATTGCGCGTAATCGGTCTACGGTTCTTTCACCGTATTTATCGCGTAATTCAGAGAGTGACAAATTAGTAGTTACAATCAATAATTTCCCTTTCTTTTCGGCTTCGTCTACAAGCTCCGCAAAAGACAGCCTTCTTTCGCCGTATTTTACGCTTAGAAACTCCGTGCCTATATCATCCACGTAAATGATATGTTTTTGCTTCACAGCGTCTAAATTTGCATTCAATTGCTGCGCATCGTAACATGATACAACCTTATTGCAGCGGTCATTTAATAAAATCGGGATAATTTTCCCGCAAATGAGCGTCTTTCCACGTCCGCAATTTCCGAGGCAAAGCAAGCCGCGTCCTTTGTTGTCAACGAGCCATTTTGCAACCTCGTTATATTCTGGTTGCCATACTGCCATATTGTTAGTAAAGTAGTTAAGCCCACTAAATAACAGTACTTTCGACTGGTGTAAAGACTTTGAAATAGAGATATTAACTGTATTCGGAATAGGATTAAACCCAATATCTTTAATCAAATGTTCTATCGTATTCACCATAACTTTTCATCGTATTTAGATTGCGAGTTATCATGCAACACAGTTCCTACGTCTGTATTCGGGCGACGTGTTTTCTCTCTGCCTGCCCACGTTGCAAGCCGTTTGCTAGCCTCCCACGTCGTTTGTTTTTCAAATCGCATCTTTGTTCCAGTTCTCGTTAATTCGCTCCAATACTCAAAAAAGGCTCGTATCATTTCCTTGCCGTACTTATCGACAAAGGGAACTAAGGTTTGATAGAACTCGTCTTTTCGTTTGAGCGTAGCGGCTTTAGCCGCGTCCTTCTTTGATACACCGTTAGGTGTATTTTCTGTATTTACATTAACATTATCATTTACATTTACATTAGGTTCGTCTTTGGTTTCGTTTTGGTTATTTTTTGGTTTTTCATTGGTTTTATTTTGGTTTCCATCCGGTTTACCTTCGCTTTTTGGTCTACCACCTTTTTTACCATTTTCAAACCGTTTATTATTCACGTCTATTTGCGGTTTCATCAGCGTAAACACGCTGCGAGCTATAGGCTTTAGATTTTCAGTTTCCTTACCGTATAGGCTATACTCCATTATAGCCGTGTAAATCTCACCCTGAACATCTCTAGGCAAATCTTTGATAGCATCGTAGAAACTTCTATAAAACACAAAACTTTCACGCATAATTAAGCCTCTCTTACTTCTTGAGATACAAGGGACAAACCCTAACGCCCACTGACTTGTATGTCTTATAAGCAGAGCAGAAGCACATAAAATCGTCTTCTGCCCCGGCTTTCTTACAAGTCCTGCAATTTCCCATTATCGTACTTTTCTTTGCCATCTCTACACCTCATTTATTTTAATTCCATACATGTACAGCATCAGCTTTCGTTTGATGATATACTCTTTCGTTCTCATTCCCTTACTATCTTCAACGACTAACACACCATCACGCAAATATTGAAAATCAGCCCTATAGCAAACAGAACGTTCTACGACTTTACCTTTGCCGTTATTATCGCGTTGCGACGGAATTAGCTCATATTTTATCTGTTCCTGTAGACCGGAAATAATTCCTTTCTTTTCTAGCAGTTTCAGTTCTTGCGCCCGATAGTATTCCCTCTTTGAATCATAACCCTTGTACTTGATATTATTATACTTTGCCATCTTTGTAGTTTTTAGAGAATAAGGGGTCGCCATTTTACCGACCCCTTACCACTGTCTTATTTCTCAGATACTTCTTTTTCTTTAGCTGAATACGGGTAAACGTCCATAATATCAGTTTCTTTCACCATTTCTATGGTGTAGTCTGCCATCGTACCTTTCATTTGCTCTACCACCTTGTCTTTTGCTTCCTGCAAGTTGTCAGCCTGTACAAGAATATTAGACTTTGTTTTCTTCTCTGCCGCCGTCTTTTCGTCCAGCGTAATAAATGCCAGACGACATTTAAAGAAGCGGTCGCCATCGCCTAAGAACGTTTCATCATAAGATGCACGCTTTATTGCCATGATGGAAAACTCACCGGAAATGAACGGGGTCACTTCTTCAATGGTGCGTGCTTCTGCCTCTGTGAAAGATAATGCATCAACTAAGTAAGGTTCAACTACTTTTTTATCCTTTCCGTTTTCCATTGTTTTCTCATAACGGACTTTGCTTTCAAACCAAGTGTGTAACATAATTTTCTGTTTTAAATATTAATAGTGTGTTGGGAACAAGCCTTTTTACTTGCGATAATTTTGCGTATTTCTTTTTTAATCCGGCGTATCTGATTTTGTATAGGAACATTCCCCTTCGCCTGTTTTGTAAGTACTTCAATCTCTAACCGAAGCGGCAGGATAACCGTTGCCGCCTCAATGCATTCGGGGAAATCCAGCCCGGTCTTAAGAGAACAATCTACAAGAGCATCGGCGAATCTAATACGGTCTGCCAGTTTCTGAATGTTCGCCTCATGCTCTGCCCGGTGCATTTCAATTATCCGCCCGTTATTGGTGTACCCGTCATATATGACATAATACAATACATCTACGTCCGACATACCAACGAAGTGACCGAGGAACTGCCAATAGTATTCGTCTTTCTCCGTTATCTCGTTAAGGAACTGCAAGGTTTCTATTTTCCCTTGACTCATTGGGCACTTGATTTCACCCAATGCCTTTATTTTACCATCCAAACCATATACATAGAAATCGGGGCTATCTCCAAAACCAGCAAAGGGTTCATTGAACACGATATCGGGAAAGTCAGTTGTACAGGATTTCACCTCATCTATTAACTGACTCCTTACCCACTCCACCGCCAAAGGTTCATTTTCATGCCCCCAATCGAACGCCTTACATGCACCATTTTCGCGTGTTATTCCAGTCCTACGCTCGTATCTTACGAGATACAACGCGTCAAAAAATGCCTTACCGTAGGGTGTTCCCTTACCAGCTTTCATTAGGTCGGGCAAAGTGGAAGATGTTATTTTCCCGTGTCTCTTTGCCTTCCAATCGTATTCCTTCTGTTCGGGTGATTTAGTTGCTACTGATTTCATGTTTCTGCAATTCTTTAATTTGCTCTTTAGTAAGTTTATACTTTGTCAGTACTTGAGTCACAGTGTACCCACCTGCTAACCCGTCCAGTATATTTTTCCATATCACCGAACCAGTTTGAACCGTCGGGCGTTCTTCTGATAGTTTCGGAGCAAACGGGCGAACGCGCAAACAGTCTGTCATTTCTCCGAAAGCATTGATACGGGTAGAACCTATTTGTATCTGCTTGTTTACCCATTCTTCGATATTGGGCGTATTGAACAGCTTCTCTATTGTTTTGCAATTCGTCTTATTCAGAATCATAGGTTTCGCGTTCTCATGGAAATAAGCGACAAAGCATTCACTTTTTTGCCCATTTGCGCCCGTTACCATCTCCTTTTTAGTCTCTTTAAGGGTTAGTATAATATCCTTTCCATCTGGCAGGGAATACGCGCCCAAATAATCATAATTGAACTGGTTTTTCCAGTGTGTTAGATGTTCCATTTTATTATATGTTATAATTGAATTGGTTTATCCATCGTGTCAAGCGTTCCAAATTCATAAAAATAAAGTTCGCTCATATAGTCATTTTGATAAAGTTGCCTGTAGCATTCTTGGCAAACAGTTATAGTTTCCTGTATATGCTGTCCGTGTTCTACTACTTCGGTGTCCACTTCTACGCCATCATCCGGTATTATCACCTTATTGCAGTCGGCGCAATGCCTACATTTGATTTCAGCTTTCATATTTCCTTTGGTTTACGTATGTGCATGCAAGCACATACGACACTGTTAATACAAGCACACAAAGCGCGATAATGAGTTTTCCCGGTTCGGGTTCACCTTCTGCCAGTGAACAGGTTAACAACATGCCGATAATTGCTACCGGACTTTGTTTCAATGTTAGCATTATTATAAATTTAATGATTAAAATTGGGGTCTATCGTATAGCGTAGGACATCAGAACCGTTACATTCCCATCTACCGTTTTGTTTGTCGGTAGTCTTTATTGCTCTTATTCTGTCTTCGGCTACAAGCCTTTCAAGCCGTCTTTGACCGCCTACAAGCACTTGAGCTTGTCTTTTGCTGAACGCTACGTTTTGGGCGGCTCTCAAAACGGTATGATATCTATCAAATTCGATTGCCATCGCTTTACTTTTTACGGGTTACTATAATTAGGTTATCTTCTACCTGTATTTTTGTTTTGAATAGAAAGCCGTCTAACTTTAAATTAGATGCAGTTGTACGGATAGACCCCCTTTTATTCAAAGGAAAATGAACAGATTCGCCTATCGGCATTTCAGTGAGAGTTGATTTTATTATTGTCTGATTTTCCATATCGTTTAAAATTCAAAATCCGTTATTACTTCTTTATCGGGAGATAGAAGGCGTTCGTGATTGATATCATCGAATTTGAATGTACTGTACTTCTTTTCAGAGCGTACATACTCGCCCCGAATCCATACCGGAGCGGTATCACTATCTTTCAGTTTGAAAAAAACACCTTTCTTTAAATCTTTCAGTTTCATAATATTGGTAATTGTGGTAGTCCGAAAACTACCTGATTAGTAACCTATTTGTTTTAAATAGCTATCAGATAAATTTAGCTCCAATATTCCACGTTGATTCACCCTAATAAAGCCCTTTTCTTTAAGGCTATTTATTGCTTCATCATAACGTTTACCTTGCATTTTAGCGAAGTCGCGAGAAATACTACCTGTAATAATTGCAAGTAATAATTCAGTTTCTGTTTTATTTAATTTCATAATCTTCTATATTGCGCAGGGCTTTCGCCCTGCTGGTTAAACTTATAATATTGTAATCTCTTTGTTGCCTAACTTCTCGTCTACACACCATGCCGCATACTTCATTGCTTTGTAGTCGTAAACAATTTCGACAGTATTAAACCCTCTACCGTCTTCCCTTTCATCGTAGACAGTATTAATGTGCTGGTATTTCTTGTTACCCATTAAAAAATCCACTTTGCCGTCAAAGTAAAATGCAACAGCGTATGCCAATGTCTTTTTCTTATCTACCTTTTTCATATTTCCTATCTTTTAGTTTGTTATTCTTGATTGATTGATTAACTTTGATGCGACAAAGATAGGAAACTTTTATTTCCTATAATCAAAATAGGAAATAATTATTTCCTATAACAACATTTATTAACATACGCACTATGGAGTTTAAAGATAGATTAAAAATAGCCATTGAGAATAAGGGGGTAACGCCTTATGCTATTGGTAGAGACACTAAAGTATCTAAGGTGTCAGTATTAAACTACCTAAACGGAACAAAGCCTAATATAGGTAATATTTCTATCCTAGCCGAATATTTAGGAGTTAGTGTAGAATGGTTAATCAGTGGAGAGAATATTCAAACGGATAAAAAGCAAGAAGAAAACCAAGATAATAGTAATTTCACCCCTCATTATGAAGAACTAGCAGGCAAGGCTATACCGCACATAGATATAGTAACAGCCTCATGCGGTCTGCCGAATGGCTTTAACTCCGCTATAATGAAAGGAGACTGCGAACGTTATGTTATCCCCGATATGCCGGGCTGTGATTTCACAATACGGGCAGGCGGGCGAAGCATGATAAACCGGAACGTTCCAGAACGCAGTATCAACGACAGGGATATAGTAGGTTGTCGAATTGTTAGAAGTCGCTCTCATATTCGTTGGGGTGAGGTCTACGCACTTGCAACCTACGACGGAATAATGATTAAGAAAATAGAGCAATCCGAACAAGAAGGTTATATAACATGTGTTCCCTTCAATAAAGACGAAGGTTATAAACCATATGATGTTCCTATAAATGAGGTGTACGACTGGGCTTTAGTTGTTGGGGTTGTTAGTGTCAAAACATGGATTTAATAAAAAAATGAAATAACATGAGAAAACTACTAATTATCATTTTTATAATGTCTCTTTCTTCTTGCAGTTCTAAAGAAAACTCAAACTTTAGAGGATGCAAGTATAAAGTAGCTAATAACTTATTTTCCAGTAATACAGAAATTTCTATTTCTGGAAGCTATGCACCTATTGATTTGTATATTATTATATTAGATGAAATAATAGATAACAAAGAAACAAAAGGTTTAAAAATCAACATAACAGATACTAACATAAAATATCTATCTAAAGAAGATGTAGCATATATCAGAGAGCATGCAAGCAAAATTTATAGCAGTGACAACATGCTATCCGCTTTAAATAAAGCTCAACCAATAGTAAATAGAATTTCAAATTATAAATAACCAAACAATATGAAAAAACTACTTTTTATTGCATTTTTATTAACGTGCTCAATTTGCTCTTTTGCACAGTTGACAGAAGGAAAATATAAGGTATTAGGAGTAAAGGGATTTCTTAATAATGAAACTGTATTTGATAATCTTTTTAAAGATGGGATAGCCACTATTAACGTAACTAATAATATAGTAAATATAACAATAGGTGGTTACTCGGTTTTATCTTATAGCATCGAAAAGCCTGCGAAAAATGGAGATTTATATTTATACAACGCGTTTGAAATTCAATCGGGTATAAAAACAACCTTGTTATCAAAAAGAGATAAGGAACACCCGCAAATAGATGGTGGAATGTTATTTGTTAGACGTTCGGATGAATATACGGATATATTCTTTATTTCCAAAGAAGACTAA